ACCCCTTGAATCGCGGGGTCGTCCCAGGAGCGGTCGTAGCGACCGGCTCGGCTCATGAATCGATGTCCTCCGACATGGCGTCTGCGATGACCTGTGCGCGCCGCGCGGCGACCAGTTCCGCCGCAATCTCGTGATCGATGGCATCCACGACCGCGACGAGCGGGTTCGCCTGCACCGCGGCCTTGTAGTCGTCGCCGTCCTTGAGCCCGCCGTGAATCCGCTTCGCCTCGCGGTAGGCCCTGATCTCGAGGAGTTGCACGACCATCTGGTCCGGATCGTGCTGCAACTCCCACAGCGCCCGCGTCGGCAGGCACCCGAACGACTGACAGATCGCATCCACCGTCAGCAAGAGGCTCAGGTGCCCGCCCGGCGCCCCGCCGCCGTTAAGCGCCTGGTGCAGCTGCCGCAGGAAGACTTTTGTCCCCCTCCTGACTGGGCGGCTTCATCAGGTCAATCACGTACTGGTGCGCCCAGCGCGCAGTTGCCTCGTCGAGGTCCGCGATGCTCTCCGCGCACACCGGCACCGGTCGGCCGTCCGCGTTCTTGTAGCCCGGCCCTTCCCAGTCCACGACCGCGCCCTTGACGGCCTGGCCGTCGATCGTGCAGCCGCCGAGCAGAACGGCGCGGTCAAAAAGCTCGGGGTCGAACTCCATCTCGCGCGCGAGCTTCGCCGCCCGACGGGCCGCCTTGTCGTCGTCATCGCCAGATGAGAACGCCTTGACGATCTCGGCGCCGAAGTCGCGCACACCCCGGCGCCCTTCCGCAGCCGCTACGCGGCGGGCTTCACCCACCACCGCGCTCGACGGCTTGCGGAACGCGAACACGTTGCCGGGCTCGTGCGGGATCTCGACCTTGACGGCTGGCAGGAAGGAAACGAGCGCCATGTCTTACTCTCCTCGCGTGATGAGGCTGGCGAGGGAGGCAGAGCGGACCTGCTCTGCGCGCACCCGCCAGCGCAATCGGCCGAGTCGTCTGGCGACTCGCCGGGGTTGACTCCGATCAGGCTTCGGTCACGGCACCGGTCGGACGGACCGTCGCCTTGTAGCGCGTGATGTTGTTCTTCGTGACCTGGCGGCTGAACTTCACGCAGAAGGCGTTGTAGCTCGAGGTCTTCGTGCCGCCCCAGGTCTCGACCACCGCGCTGGCGGCCGTCGCCGGGCCCGTCGGCAACGCCGCCAGGAAGACCGCGCTCGGCCCGCCGGCCGCGTCGTCATACATCCCCTCGAACTCCCGGTCCGACGCCTGCATGTCGCCCGTCGCGAGCGATTCCGCCCAGGTGTCCCCCAACGACTTCGAGTCCTCCATGATCGACTCGACATCGAACCCGTTGACGGACTGGATGTGCGCCGTCATGTTCGTGCCACCGAAGGTCATCGAGTAGTCTTTCGCTCCGTACTTCGCCATGATGTGCTGCTCCTCGTGTGTCTCTGGTCTGACTCACCAGGGCGGCTCATCACGCGCGGCCCTCGCTGCGAGGCGTGATGGCGAACCTGACCGACTTCCCGCGTGCCTTACGTGGCCTCCGTCGCCGGCGCCGTCAACTCCTCGAGCGCCTTCCGCAGACCGATCGCCTGCCGGCGCAAGTTCTGCGCGCGCTCGATCTCGACTTTCCCCGCGTCCGTGTCGCCGTCAGCGTCGAATTGGATGCGCATCGACATCCGCTCCGCGATAATCGTCGCGTGCAGAATCTCGTCACAGCGCGGGACATCTCCCGGTTTCAACATCGCTCCCCCTTACGCTGCGTTCCGGTGCAGGCCGGCCATGAACGTGAACGCCGGCGCGCCGCCGGCCCCGCCCCACGCCCAGGACGCGGCGAGATACTGGTCGACCGTGCCGGCGACGGTGACGCGCTCGGCGGTCCGAGCCGTCACCGCCGTGAACGTGATCAGGTCCGCATACGTGATGTCGTCGGCCGAATCGCGCAGCTTCACCACGACGCTCGGGCGCCCGGAGAGCGTGACCGACGAGACCTGCAGGTAGCCGGACCCGCCGTTCGCGCTCGACGCGCCGCTGTCGACTGACTCGGCGCCTTCCGTGTTGCCGTCACCGGCTTCTGCGGCGAGCTCGTGGAGAATCTCGACCTGGTCTTCGACGACGCCGCTGATCGTGTAGGCGGCCTTTGCGCGCGTCAGTTGCTGCTTCTGGGGGATGCGGGCGTACTTGCTCGCGTAGGAGCCCGCCATCCCGATGCACGTCTTCCCGATAGTGTTGCCCTCGACGCCGTACGTGATCACGCGCGCCACGCCCTGCTGCTCGCTGAGCGCGTCGTTGATCCCGTCGGTCTCGTCGTCGAAGTAGCCCTCCTGGGTGAGGGTCGCGACCTTGTCGCCGGTCGGCGTCGGTTCGGGCCACACCACGCCGAGACCCTTCGCCTCTTCGGTGATGGCCTCGACCTCGTCGCTGAACGTCGTCAGCGAGCCGAGCAGGGAATACCCGTCGACGAGGAAGAACGAGGCATCCTTGCCGCCAAATTTCGCCATTACTCGCCGCCCTTCTTCTGCCGCCTGGCGATCGGGCGCACGGCCGGACCAAGCGGACCCGTCGTCTCGCCGGGCTCAGGCGTGCTCGGGATTGCGGGGTCGAGCATGGGCTCGTCGTCGTCCGCAATGGCGATGTGCCCGCCCGCGAGCAGCGCCGCGACGCTGCAGGCCGGCACGTCGTCGACCACCTCGCCGGCGACCGCGTGCCGGATGTGACCTGCGGCGTCTTCGTCGGCGCGGATGGCCGCCCGCGCACCCGCCGGAGCCGCGAGCAGCCGCTCCAGCGCCGCGCCCATCGGATACGAGACCGTGTGGTCCGGCCCGCTCTTGGGCAGAATGCGATACCTCATGGCTGCACCTTTCCGAAGTTGTGCCCGCACCGGCCGCAGACCTCGTCGGCGTAGCGCGGATTGAGCGACGTGCTGACTCGGGCGTCCGCTTTCGCGCCGCACGAGGGACAGGCGCCACCCTTCGCGGGCTCTCCGTCTCGCTCGACGAGGCGATCCGCGACTTTCTGCGCGACCCGATCCAGAAGCCCCATCGCTACGCCTCCACCACAATCCGGTACGTGGAGATCAACTCCTGCACCTTGGTGCCGTTCAACTCCGCGATCGGCACCGGCAGGGTGTCGTCGTAGAACACCGACGCGCAGTGCGTGTAGCCGGAGACGGTCAGCTTCACGTCCGTCAAAAGATCCTGCACGGTGCCGTCGATCACCTGCGCCGTCCGCATCCCCTGCGTGTTCGTGAACGTGTGCGTGCGCAGTTCGATCTCGCGCAACTCCGTCGTGCCCAACCCGCCGAGATTCCGGCCGAGCACCTCGATCCAGACGAACGGGAACGTCGTGCCCTGCGCCGGGTCATCGCTGATGCCAGCCGTGCCCAGGAGCGACGTCACGGCCGCGACGTTGAGCGCCGTGTAGACCGCCGCGGTCACCGCGTCGAGTGCTAGGCGGGCCATCTACACCGCCTCCCCGCACTCGAGCACCATCCACTGCCGCCCGTCGTTGATCGGCGCCACACTGCGAATCTCCAGCGCCTTCGGCGTGCTGAGCGCCAGCCAACTCGGCCGCCACTCGGCCCGCATGCCCGTCGTCACATCCGAGCGCGCCCGGACGCGAAAGCGATACGTCGTCACCGTGCGCAGCTGTTCGGACGCGATCCGCTCCGCGCCGCGGACATCCGCGAGCAGTTCCGCCGGCAGGCTGTCGAGCGTCGTCCAGGCGCTCGCGACGGCCGTCCCGTGGCTGTCGGTCGTCGTCGTGGCCTGCAGGACCACCAGCGTCTCGCGCAGCGCCCCAGCCCCCAGGGAGGCCATCTACGCGGCCCTCCGCTGCGTCGGGTACGAGCGGAACGAGCGATAGATGCGCCCCGACCAATCCGAATCCGTCACCGACGCGCCCGTGATGACGTTCTCCCGCTGGGCGTAGCGCGTGGCCAGGTCCATCAGGATCGCGTCCTTGAGCAACGACGGCACGGCTGATGCCGCCCCGTAGCCGCAGACGAACCGGATCACCACGTCGCCGGCCTGTCCGTACGTCGCCGGCCAGACCTCACCCGGCGCAAGATCGATCCGACCGCGCGGTTGCCGGGGATTGAGAACCGGCGGTACCGCGACCGCGTTCGTCACGACGTACCGGCTGGCGTCCAGTGTCTGCAGAGTGCCCGTGCTGTCGCGATACGTGACGGAGGTGACGCTCTGGAGCGGCGGCTTCGGTAACTCGATCGTGTGCGCGTCGGGAAACCGGTCCAGCACCTGGTCGTAGGTCGCCGTGATGAGCTGCCGCCCCGTCGCCAGTTCGGCTCGATCGGTCGCGGCCGCGATCCGCCGGGTGACCTCCGGGTCCACCGTCGTGTTCACCGTCGGCGCCTGCACGCCGAGCGAGGACGCCGCGATATTCACCGTCAGCGTCGTCGCGGTGTTGTTGGCGATCTGCCCAACGTACTTTGCGACGGTCTCACCTGGTGCCAACGCGTAGACGTTGCGCGCGGTCACCGCCGATCCGCCGAGGGAGATGTTGGTCACCGCGAGTTGACCGTTGACCGTCTTGTCCGCGACCGTCACCGCGGCCGACAGCGGCCCGAGTTCCGTCTCCCCATCAGCCGTGACGAAGGTGACGCCGATGCGCCAGGCGCCGTTGTCGCAGTTGCCCGGGGCCGCCGGGGTCGCGAGCGCCACCGTTGGGGCGGTCGGTGCGGGTTCGCCCGCCGACGAGCCGAGCAGGACTTGGCGCTTCGCTTCCGCCAGCGTCACCGGGTAGCTCGTCGGCGCGGTTATCAGGGTCAACGCCACGGGCGTGCTCAGCCTCCGAGCGCGTAGTACAGATCGACCACCACCACCGCGCTGTTGACGATGTTGTTCGCGATCTTCAGCGTGAGCGTGTCGCCCTCATCCACGCACGGATGCGTACCGGTGCCGGCGTAGACGATCGCCACCTCTTCGGTGTTGAGCGTGTCGCGATTCGCCCCGACACCTTCCAGCACGTCGTGACCGTGCTGGTCCTCGAGCGTGATGTCGTAGAGGTCGGTCGGCTGGACCGCGCCGGGGTTCGTGACCAACTTCAGCAGCCGGCCCTCAATCGCGGTCGTGAGCACGGCGTCCGGGAAGGAGCCGTCGGCGGCATCCGCCGTGCACGTCAGCGTGACACGGCGGATGTTCCCAACACTGCGATAGGCTTGCGTAACGGTGCCGGCCATGACGGGTCAGGCCCCTTACGCCACGGTGGCGCTGAACGGCGTGACTTCCGCGCCGCCGCCCGACTGCGTGAACGCCTGGCAGGACCAGAAACCCGCCGCGTAATCGACGCAACGGATTAACCCGCCGACGATCCCGCCGGTCCCGGCCGCGCCCGCAAACGTCATCGTGTCGTCGCCCGCATCTGCGCGCCACACCTTGAGCGTCCCGTCCACGTCCGTGTCTTGCTGGATGTTCAGTGAGCCGTCCATCACGTCCGTCGCGTTGGCCACCTTGATGATGTTGGCGTTGCTCGTGGCGGTCACGCCGATCACGAACGTATAGACATCACCCGTGCCCGTCGCGGCCGGTAGCGTCACGACTGTGCCGGTCGTCTTGCCGAACTGCACGACCTGTCCGGCGTGCAGCGCCTGGGTGACGGCGAGCGTGTCACCGTTGGCCGCGATGGCCGCCGCCGCGGACTTGTCGCACGCGGCGTTGATCTCGGCACCCGTCGCCGCGATGGCGGTGCCGTTCAACTTCATGGACTTGAGATCAACGAGGCTGTTGTCGCCGTCGATCTCGGCGATGGTGGTGGCGCCCTGGAAGAACCGCAGGACGTTCCCCACCCATTTGCTGTGCAGTTTCGCCATGTGTATCGCTCCCGACTGGTGAAGAGAGCGCCGCCTCCGCGAGTGGGAGGCGGCGATACTCGGCTACCGTGTGATCGAGGCGTTCGGCCGTGCCGCGCGCCAGCGCCGCACGACCCGCCTCGTAGCTGTAGTCTCGAATCTGGCCGGCATACGCGCCGGCCGTCGTGCGGAGCAGCATCAGAGCGCAGTCGGCGGCAGATCGCCCGCGTAGCGCGGCACGCCGATCGCGATGCACGCCCAGAACAACCCAGAGGCCGTGCCGTCGTCCGACTCCACGGTGAGCCAGTCCAGGCCGTCCGGCATCTGATCCGCTTCGATGTCGATCTCGACGGTTCGGAGATTCCAGTCCGCCGAGGTCGTGAACACGAGTCCCGAGCCCCCCGCGGCGATCGCCGTCCTGGCGCCCGTGGTGGATGACGGGGTCGGCCCGAACAGGTCCGCGTTCGCGGCCGGCGAATCCGTGCCCGTCACGCGGTACTTGAACGGCAGCTCGGTCGTCTTCGTGCCGGCCGTGGCGCCAGCGTAGAGCTTGATCGACGCGCCGTCGCCCGCCTGCACGCCCGCGGTCAGGATGAGCCGCACGGCGTGCAGCTTGCCCATGTTGATGGAATCGAAATCCTGCGAGCCGGCCTGATAGTCGGCCGGGGCCAGGATGGGAATCGTCTGGAGTCTGCCGAGAATTTCCATTGCGCTTCTCCTCGTAACCGGTGACCGGCGAACCCTAGCTGAGCACCACGGCGCTGGAGGTCAGCGCGTTCCCGCCGGACTTCGGCGTCAGCGTGGCGTTGGAAATCGGCTGCCCATCGACGCGGTAGATAAAGCGATAGACCGATTCGTCCGCGAGGAAGGCTACGTGGAGTGAGACGGCCTGCTGCACGCCGTCCTTGTCGATCGTCTGGTAGTCGTCCGGCGACCACAGGATGACGTCGCCCGTCGTCCCGATGTTCGCGCAGTGCTCCACCGGAATCATGGGACGGCCCTTGTAGGTCGCGTAGATCTGCCCGGGCACGCTGCCGGCAGGCTTGTAGCTCGGATCGAGGACACCCGCTGTGCCGATCGCGATCCCGAGCGCATCGATGTCGTCTTCGATGCTCTGGTCGTAGAGCCACACGGCCGTCTGACGGGCGGGCGCCCACATGCGCTTCCACATGCCGCGCAGGTCGTCGCTGGTGACATGCGAGGCCACGCTGCGGGTCACCGTGACGAGCGCGCCGCCGTTGAGCACGCCGAGCGGCTGATTCGCGCCGGTCCCGTTGACGACCGCGTTCTCCACGCGGAACCGCAGTTCGAGCGGCAGGTAGGTATTGATCCAGTTCTCGAGCGCCACGG